CATATAAATCTAATTTTTTTTTATAAATATTAAATTGAACTCTTCCTACCATATTATCTTCAAAATAAATTCTTTCTCCACCATGAACAATTCCCTCATAACCCATATTATCTTCTTGTAAATCAGCATTTAGTATTGATTTTTTATCAAATCTTTAGCATCCTGACATTCAGAACAATCGGGTACGGTATAAATCACAAATTTAAAGGACATTTTTTATTATCTCCATTCTATTTTTCAAATATTTTTTCAAATCATCATATCCACCGATATGTTCATTATCAGGGCCGTATATCTGAGGAACAGTTATAAAACCTGTTCGGCCCTTAAATTCCTCTTTCTTTTCTTGTGTGTTCAAGTCCACTGCAATATATTCCAGATTATGAGTGTTCAGAAGATTCTTGGCTGCAGAACAATATCCACAAAGTGGTGCAGTATAAATTGTGTACATGATATAGTCTCCTAATGTAGTATTTTATTTCCCGAATGTAGATGTTGACTTCTGTTTGACTGTTGTTCTCTTATAATGGGTATGGACTCCGACACTACATCCAGTAAACGGTGCATATCATCCTCATTCAATCGACTTAGATACAGTTCCATCGTGGCTCTCATGAGCACACCACCCATCATCATTGGGTCTTGGTATTCTCCATATTTCTCTATCAACCATTCTGCAACCTCGTTTGCAAAACGATCCATATCCTTTAACTCTGACATTAGGATTCTTCCAATCTATTCAGTATATCACCTTGAATACACGCACCTCTATTTGCACCATATTCTTGTATTACTGTGCTTAAAATAAAGTTGCAACCGTCCATAGTCTTGATACCGTATATTCGTTCAACGTCCATGAGCGTTTGATAACCTGTAAACCATAGCACGATAAGTAATGTTGTCATGTAGAATATTTATTTCCACTGTGATACTTCTTTTTCAGAAGCAAGATCATTTACTCTTTTTTGATGTTCCGTAAACAAATCACAGTTGTAGGACATTGTACGCCGTATCTCATCTGTTCCGTTAAAAGGATACACACCATGCAATAGAGTGTATGGAAAGATATAGAGACTTCCGACCTGAGCATCCTGACGTAATTGTGGAATAGATAGTGGGTCTTGTTGACCACCACTAAACTCTAACCAGCCATTACAAGGTGTTTCTTCTCTTGAGTATTCAACACCATATGTACTAGGACGTTTGAGAACCAGAACAGAAGATAATCCAAGATAGGATTGTGTACTCTGATGATAATGAAAAGGATTATACTCTCCAGCCTTCATATCGTTAATCCATGCACCAGCAAGAGAACAATGCCAGAGAGGTTTTTGTACCACTTGTAGATATTGTCTAAAACAAGTCAAAAAACAGTTTTTCATATCATCAGTCAAAATCTCTGTCACACGTAATTCGTCTTTGATTTTACCTGCTAGATTTTGATTATGTTCCGGCAAGTCTTTTGCATTTTCATATAGGTTGTTGATATCATCTATGAAGTTTTGGGGCATTTCAAACTTTACGATAAATGTTCCCAACCCAAACTTTGATATATCTATCTCATCACCTTGTTTTAGGTATTGTACCATAATATAATCCTTTATACTTTAAAATCCCCAAGGAATTTTCCTAATGATGTTTTGTCAAATACAGGTTCAGCAAATGAATCCTCTATCTGATTTGCATCCACGATGTTTTGTTGACTCATCTCTACATCAGACAGTCGCATCTTGGCTCTATCTATACCAATCACAAACCGTTTGTTTACAGTTGGGTCATTGTATCTGTTCTTGAGTTGTTTGACTGCAATCTGATTGAGCTCATCAAGTTCCTCGTTAGAAATGAGTGCAAACATGAAGTCAGCCGTTGCAGGCAGACCAAAACTTTCAGACGTATCTTCAAGACCAATATCTGTAGATACGAAACCTGACCTAGTGGTTTGTGTTGCTGACATAATTGGTAGATTTGTTTCAACTGCCAATCCCCTAAGTTCTTCTGCAATCGACTTAATGTACATATAAGAGTTGACATTGGTTGCTCCCTTGAATCTACTTGACGCACATATATTAAGATAATCAATAAAGATAATATCAGGTTTGAAAGATTTCTTGATAGCCAGTTCCTTGATTAATCCCCGAAAGTGACTAGAGTGAGCAGATGCTGTCGGATACTCTTTTACGATGAGTTTACCACTCGTACTCTTGATAATCTTTTCTATCTTATTATCGTACATCTGTTTTGGTAGATCATGTAAATCTTCCATAGAGATGTTCATAAGGTTTGCATCTATTCTTTCTGCAATACGTTCTTCTGCCATCTCTAATGTGATATACAGAACATTCCTACCTTGGGATAGACAGTTTGCAGCAACATGACACATAAACAAACTCTTTCCGACACCTGTGCCTGCAAGTGCAATGTTTAGTGTCTTAGGTGGTAGTCCACCCTTGGTTATTCGATTAAAGAAGTCCAGATCAAATGGAATCTTCTCCTCTACTGTGTGATAATACTCATATCTGGAATCTGAATCCAACAAATAATCGTGGCCAATGTGATTATCAAAACCCACAGCAAGGGCATCCGTAAGAATGCTCGGGATAGCTCCTGCATCTCTATCTCTATCCTTTCCTTCAATAATTCCAATCCCTTCAACAATCGCATTATATACCGCCTTATCTTTACAAAATTTCTCAGTTGTGTCTACGAGCCAGTCAAAGTCAACATCCGTAGACTCCAATGTTTTTATGACCTCGACAACCTTTTTATATTCCGTTTCATTCAAATCCTTACGATTTGATACCTCTATCTCCAGAGATGTTTGAGTTGGAATTTTGTTGTACTTATCAACAAAGTTAGTGATTTCTTCAAATACTGTTCTCTCTGTCTTATCAGAGAAATAGTCTTTCTTGATGAACGGTAGCACTTTACGTGCATACTGTTCATTCGTTACCAGTTGTGTGAGTGCTGTTCTTTCAATCGTTGTATTCAAGATTACCAGCCTCCAACTGCTCATCCAATATATCTACCAATATATCTCCTAGTGTGTTCTTAAACTCATGTGATTTTTCAAGTTCCTCTTTATCGTGGCCAACTTCATCAATCACATTGTATTGAAATGAGAGGGGCATTTTACCGTCCTCATTTTCCTCTTCTGCCACGGACACTCTACCATACTGATATATGACTCCATCATACTTACCTTTTGTAATCATAATAGATGCCCACTTTTCAGTACCGCGAGATACGTATGTATAATTTTCTGGCATATATGTCTCCTTATACTGTTCTAATATACAAGAAAAGACACATTATGTCAATACCCCTTGGTAACTTCCCTCTTCAAAAGAACCACTATAATTTTCAAGTGTCACTTCCATATCTGCAGCTGCATCCGAATCTAAGTCCAGTTGTAATAGTTTGGGGTTTGAGTTGTATACGACCTCTGGTGTTGAACCACCAGTAAAAGATGGAACGATGTTAAATGTAGGAGTGAGAGCAGATATGTCAAATTGTTCGTTTTCCTCGTAACCCTTGATGATATCCCCAGCACCAACTGGTGAATCACTCTGACTACGATATATGTATACATCACTGCCACTGCCACCAGTAATTGTATCTGCACCAGCACCACCTTCTATTTTGTCATCACCATAGAATCCGAATATCGTATCATTACCATCCAATCCTTCAAGAGTATCGTTGTTAGCCGTACCAGACACAATATCGTTGTTATTTGTACCCTGTATGGTGCTGTAACCGTCTGTGACGAGTGATGCTGCAAATTGTAGTATATTGGGTGCATAAATGTCTTTGAAATTAGGTTTGTATCCACCAAGGTAAAAATCAAGTGGTATGGATGAATAGATAACTGCTCCCTCACCATATTTGTATGCAAAGTCAACGACCTCATCCTCATCACTGGTTGTCAACAATGCAAGGGAATCTTCTGGTAATGTTTCTCTCTTGGTGTACCCATGATTAGAACTATTTCCACCGTCTATTGAACTATCCGTAAGAAATCCGCCAGGGCCTTCTCCGACCACTGTATTCTCATCGACTACATCTATGGCTCGACTGTTGGTGAACTTTCGTACTATGTCTGCTGGTTCTTCTCCGAATAGAATGTTCTCTGCATTACCCACTTGACGGTCATGTATCACCAATATCATACCCTCATCAACACGTTCTTTGATACGGTCTATCGCATTTTTAAACTCATTACCATGAGAACTATTGGATGGATTGATTGCCCAGAGTATGTCCACACTTGCAAGTTCTGTCTCCGAAAGAGTTGTCATCTTAACCGCAGTATGACCCCCTTCTTCGATTGGAGCAATTTGTTTTGAGAGTCCCTGGCCATTTGACATAGAATAGTATCCTATGCTTAAAGAGGCACTTATAGTGGCTCCTGTGCCTCCTACGTTCAATAGATTTGGTTTTACCTCTAAAACTTCTTCTGGGACGATTTCTTCTTCTTCAACGACAAGTTCAATAGGTGCTGGTCTGGCCATTGCCATAAACTTTGGTCTTTCTATAATCTCTGGTTCATTGTAAACCATTTCTACCACTGGTTCCACATAGTGTTCCACTACATCGTGAACTACCATTATAGGTTCTGGTGCTGGTGCAACAAATACAATGTCTGGTACAACTGGTGCAACCGCAATAGGTTTTGGTGCTTCCATAATGGGTTTTGGTTGTTCTATTACTTCTGGTGCAACCTCTACAACTTGTTCTGGTTCTGGGCCCTTCTCTTCCACTACCTCAACAACCTCATCTGGTGGTGGTTCTCCTTCTGGTGCGCCTTCCTCTAACATAGCCTCATCTGGTGGTTTTTCACCCTCACCCTCTAATAGTTCTGGTTCACCTTCACCCTCTATTAATTGTTCTGGAGCAACTTCTTGAGGAGCATCACCTTCTGCCTCTCCCCCTTGTTCTCCTTGATTTTCATTGGGTTGTTCATCTGCACCCTTCTCTGCATCTGCTGGTTTCTCTTGGTCTTGTGGTTTTTCCTCTGCTGGTTTTTCATTAACAAACTCCTTGAAAGCTTCTTTTTGGACTTCAAATTCCTGTTTTGCAATCTCTACAACTTCCTTGATATCTTCAACAACCTCTTTCGCAACCTCTACCTCTGCAACTGCCTCCTTTGCAACTTCTGCAAGTTTTTCTGCCTCTGCAATTGCCTCCTTATCTCCTGTTTCTTCTGCAATCTGTTTTGCCTCTTCTGCAGCCTCGATTGCCTCTTCTGCAGCAGTTTCTTTTTGTGCAACCTCTTCTTCTGCGGCAACTGCGTCATTAGTTGCCTTCACCACCACTGTAGATGATAATGTTGTTAGTGTCTTACCGTAACTTTTCT